GGTCGTAGTCATCCGGCAGGCGGAAGGGCACCGCCTCTAGCACGTCGCGCCGGATGAGCGCGACGCCGAAGCCCACGCCGTGCGTCTCGCGCACGGCGCCCGCGGCGAACGCCACCGCAGCGCCGACGGGGTCGGCCTGTGAAAGGCTCTGGCCCGCCCGGTAGGCGCTCCAGAGATGCCGCCCGCCCCGACGCCAGCAGTACAGCCCGTAGGCCACGGGCGCCTCGCAGCCGAGCAGCAGGCCCAGCGCTTCCGGGGGCGGCACCATGTCATCCTCCAGCATCAGGAGGTGGCTGTAGTCGCCCGCCAGCATCGCCGTGCGCGCACGGTTGTTCGCGTGCAGCACGTTGCGGTAGTCGTAGCCCGCGTGGGGCTGCTCGCTCAGCAGCATCCACTCCACCGGGCACGGCGCCCGCCGCACGAGCCGATGCGCGGCGGTGATCGCACGGCCATAGCTGCGCAGCAGCGGCGTTACGATGAGGATTCGCGGCGTCATAGCCACACCTGCGCGTTGTGGTAGCTCAGCGGCTCATCAAATTGGTAGCAGACGGCCCAGTGATCCGGCGCACGAGCGTAGAGCGCTGCTAGATACGCGCCGTCGCCCATTGGTCCGGGCTTCCAGGGGATGAGCGCGGCATAGTCGGCGCGGATCGCTACCTGCCCGCCGTCGATCTTCCCCGGCGTGGGCGGCAGCGTTGGACGGAGGCACGCGGGCACCGACTCGTGCATCTGGCCGAAGACGACGGCCAGGGCGTCGGGCGTGCGTCCGAGCTGCTCGGCTAGGCGCCGGGGCAGATCGGGGTGCAACAGGTTGTCATCGTCCACGGCGAACACCCACGAGTCGGGCGGTAGCTCGGCCAGCGCCTGTGTGACGCGCTCGGCCACCCGCACGCGCGTGGGGTCGGGCTCGCCCTGGTGCCACACGATGCGGTGCTCCAGTGGCCACGGCGATGTGGCCACTGCGGCGGCGACGCTCTCGGCCGCCCGCAGCACGCCAGCGGGGCGCAGCGCCATCGTGAGGATGATCAGGCGTGTCATGGCCGCACCTTCCTCCCCGGCTTCGTGGCCGTATCGTCGCGCAGCTGGGCGGCCTGGCCCAGCACGGTCGCGCCCGCCGGGACATCCCTGGTGACGATCGCGCCGGCGCCGATCACTGCCCCATCGCCGATGGTCACGCCGGGGAGGATGCACGCTCCGCCGCCGATGAGCACGCCGTCCCCGATGGTCGGGCCGCGCACCTCATCGGATACGAAGCCGTTTCTCGGCTCCTGGTGGTTCATCGTAGCCACCAGCGGGCCGATGAAGCAGCCCCGCCCGATCTTCATCCGCCCGGTGAGGTGCGTGCCCTGCATCACGACGGTTCCCGCGCCGATCAGGGTCTCGTAGTTGACGCTGACCCCGGTGGCCAGCCGCACGTCCGCTCCGAGCACGCAGCCCTCGCGGATGCTTGCGCCGTCGCCGATGAGGCAGCGCTCGCCAATGAGCGCGCCCGCGTAGATCACGGCGTGACAGCCGATGTGTGTCCCGGCGCCCACGAGGGTCAGCTGCGGCGGGCCGGGGTCTCGCGCGGTGAGGCCACGCACGCTCACGCGCCCGACGACGGCGCCGGACTCGACGGTCACGCCGTCGCACAGCTCGACGCCGTCGGCGATGATCGCGAAGGGGGCGAAGACGCATCCGCGCCCCACCTTCGCTCTTCGGCTGATCCGATAGTCGATCATGGCTGCCTAGCTAATAATCTCGGCCACGCTGCCCAGGTCGCTGCCGCTCGCAGGCTCGTAGCGTGCGTCGACGCCTAGGATGATCAGCGTGGCGTCGCTCGTGGCCGTGGCCACGGTGAGGGTGAAGTAGCCGTAGCGCGCCGTGTTCAGCGCGGCCTTGGCCTCGATGTCTGTGACCTCGAGCACGCCCTCGTGGTAGCTGCCGCCCGCCGTGCCGCTGCCTGAGCCGGTGAAGGTGGATGCAGTGAAGGTCTTGCCGCTGATCGCCGTGCCCCCGCTGGCCGCGTTGGCGGCCACGGCGTAGGCCGCGACCTGCACCGTGCCGTTGTTGCCCACGTCGCCCGTGGCCAGCACGGCAACCACGCGCCGCCACTTTGAGAAGTCGAATACATCGCTGGCCACCGTCCCCGTCCCGAGCGCGTTGGGCGAGACGCGGCCGATGATCGCCACGCGGTCGCGGAATCTATCGTGCATGGTTTCTATCCTCCACGGGGCGCGCGGGCCGCCCCGGATAACGCGCGGCGCGCCTAGTTCAGGACGCAGAAGGCGGAGGTCTCCGAGTTGCTCCCGTCGGCCAGCTTGAAGGTGCCGTCGATGCGCGGCTGGCCATCGAGCCGGGTCGTGACGCGCCACGTGTACTGGTCGCTGTCGAAGCGCACATGCTCCGAGCCCTGGATGAGCGTGCCCGAGCGGGTGCCCACGGCGTAGGCGCGGGGGGACACGAGCGAGAGGTCGCCCGGGCTGCCGGGCAGTGCCGCGAACTCATCGCTGTACACGGGCTTGCCGATGAGCGTGCCCAGCAGCGGCGACCCGGGCGCCTGCCCGCTGGCCGGGATGAACGCGGGGTCGCCGTTGGTCACCAGGCTGAGCTGCATCAGATCCTCGATGGCGAACGGGTGGGTGATGAAGATCGACCCGCCCGCGAGCGAGGGGATCATCCTGGCGATCAGCCCGGCCGCGTCGGCGATCTCGATGGCGTTGCCGGTCGCCTTGCGCGTCACCAGGAGCCGCGCCGGGTTCGCCGCGCTCAGCGCGCCCAGCGGGCCGCCGACGCCGTTGTGGTGCAGGAAGAGGTACTGCTTGGCGGTAGCCAGGCCCTCGGCGAAGATCGTCATCAGCTCGCGCTCGATCTGCGGCGCATCCTCGCGGATCTCGCTGCTAGCCACGCTCAGCCCGGTGAGCTTGCGGGCCTGGAGGGTGCCCTGCTCAAACTCCGGCGTGCGGTCGGTGATCGTGCCGCCCTCGGCGGTCATGGTGAAGTACATGCCGCCGAAGTAGCCCGACGCGCCCACGCCGCTGCTGCTGGGGTTGCCGGTCTGCTTGAGCATGGTGAACTTGTGCGTGTCGCTGGCCATGGTGACTTGGAAGGCTAGCGGCTCGAAGAAGGCGATCGTCGCCTCGATCTTCGAGATCTCGGTCTCGTAGGTCACAGGAACCGCGAAGCCGCCGGCGGGGCCGCTGCCCTCGCTGAGGGCCTTGACCGCCTCGCCGCCGTACTCCTGCCAGCCGGTCTTGTAGACGGCGCTCAGGCGCTTATGGTCGCGCCGCTGCACCGCCTTGAGGAAGTCGGCGAAGTTTTTAATCTCGGGGTCGTTCGCCCCGCCGTCCTGGGTGATGAAGCCGCTGCTCTTGAGCGCGGGCGCATCCTCGAATGCCTTGAGGCGCGCGTTGATCGCGGCGTCGCGGTCGTCGAGGACCTTGAGGAAGGCCGTCTGCTGGGCCTCCATGAGGGACTGGATGTCGGAGAGTTCTGCGGGCATGGTGTGTCCTCACTTGCCGTAGCGGCTGCGGAGCCGATACGCGAGAAAGCCGTTGGTTGTCGCTGCCAGCACTCGCGCCAGCTCGCCGCCCGCCGCGCCTTGCGACGCCTCCGGGGCGGCCTTCGTCGGCGCCTGCGTGCCGGGGATATTTCGAGGCTCAGCCGGCGTAGGGGATACGCTCAGCTCGCCGAGGATCCACCGCTTCAATTCGCCGCCCTCTCGCACCACCAGGTGGGGGAGGGCGCCCGTTGTGCCGCCCAGCGCCTTCTCGGAATACAGGCGCTCGATCGTGGCCTTGTACTTGTGGCTGCGATCCAGCTCGACGTAGAAGTCGATCCCATCGTCGGTTGGCTGGTAGGCCGCCACATGGCCGATCTGCGATTTGATGCCGCGCTGGGCGTGGTCGTAGTAGACCGGCATGCCCACGAAGCTGCGCGCCATCCCCAGGTCGGTGGACTTCGTGAAGGTATCCCCCACGAGATCGCGCCCGCCGTAGCGGATGCCGGGGATGAGCAGGCGCCCGTCGGCCAGCATCTTGATCTCGGCGGTTGGGGCCTGCGCCATGCCGCCCATCGCCATGCCGCCCATGTCGCCATCGCCCTCGCCGTCATCCTCGGCCTCGTAGTCGTCGCCCTCGCCCGACAGCGGGATGTCGATGCGCTCCCCAGCCCACACCAGGCTGATCGCGTCGAAGGTCAGCGGATCCCGCCCCATCGTGATCGCGGGCGTGGGCTCGGCGGGGTCGATGTATGCCAGGGTGATGTGGGGGATAAAGCCGTGCTCCATCGGCGGATCAAGCTCAGCGCAGCACGCGGCGTCCATCACGGCGACGCGCAGGTCGTCGAGGCCGGGGGCGTCGAAGAGAGCCACGAGCACATCCATGCCGTCGCTGGTCTCGCTGGCCGGGAAGCGGGCCAGGCCGCCCAGCGTGCCCACAATCGGCCCGCCGCTCTCGGCCACGGCCACGAGCCCGCGCAGCAGCGCGCCCTTGCAGTCGGCGCAGGACTCGGCGTCTTCTGTGAGGTAGGCGATCGTGAGATGATCCGCCTCGCTGTCGGCCCGTAGCTCCGCCGGCAGCAGCCCGCGCAGCAGGGCCTGGGTCTCCTGTGACGTGACGAAGCATGCCATGGCGCCGCCGTGGGCGTCGGGGGCGATGCCGGGCACCGCCTTCACTGCGGCCTCCTGGCTGTCGGGGATGCCGTCGCCGTCGGCGTCGGGCGCACCCGCATCGTCGAGGGCCTTGTTCGCGCTCACCAGGTGCGTGCGGCACGCCTTCAGCGCGGCCTCGTCGGCGGCGGAGTGGCGGCGAGAGGCTTTGGTAGCAGGCATAGGGGGCTCCGTGGTGTCGCTGAGCGCGTCGCTCGGGGCGATGCGGTCGTAGAACAGGGCGAACGTCAGATCGTCCGCGCCGATGTCGGCGTAGCTGGTGCGCTTGGGGACGGGGGGAAGTGTCATTAGAACATGCTCCCCTGCGCGGCTGGCTGGGCCGTGCCTAGCAGGCTGTCGAGCAGCTGCGCCCTGGTCATGCGCTCGCCGCCGAAGAGGCCGCTCTGCCGAGGCGACGGCTGGCCATCGACAAGATCGGAGTATTTCTGGAGGAAGGTGCGGACGGCGGCCGGCTTGTTGCCGATGCTGTCCAGGTGGGTCAGCAGGCGCGCGTGCTCCTCGCTGATATGCTCGCCGCCGAGATGCACCGATGAGTGCCGCGACGCCTCGATATGCTGTGAGACCCGCTGGCTCGCCGGGAGCTTCGCGTACTGCGGCGCGGCCTTGATGCGTGCGAGGTCGTCAACCGCGCGGGCGATATCGGGCGTCAGGTCGAGCGACGGGTCGCGCTCTCCGCTGTGGGTCTGCGCCCGGACGCGGGCCAGGCCGGGCAGGGCGCCAGAGATGCCGTTCTGGATGCTCTTCATGTCTGGCTCGATCGACTCCAGCATCGACTCGGCCATACGCTCGCCGTGCGCGCCGGGGAATGCGCTGGTGTAGATCGCCGCCTTCGCCCGGTACAGGCCCATCTGGTTCAGATCGCCGTCTCGAGTCTTGAGGTTCGCCGCCTCATTCTCCGGGATGCTCTTCATGAACCGATTGACCCAGGCCCGGTTGTCGGGATCGCGCAGCGCGTGGTCGATGCTCTGGTCTTCCTTCACGTGGAAGCTGAGCATGTGCGCGTCGGTGATCTGGCCGGCGTCAACCTTCGCCTGCTCCATCGGCGACATGCGCAGCGTGCCCGAGCTGTTCGCCTCGCGGGCAAAGGCGGCGGTGTCGTGATCGCCGGTCAGCTCGCGCACCAGGACCGGGTGCTTCATCGCGTCGATCTCGGAGGGGTTAAGGCCAAGCTCTTTGGCGTGCTCTTTGAGCTTGGCTTTGTAGGAGTCATAGACATCGGGATGCATATCGGCGGCGCGCTGAAGTGCCAGGGTGCGCCCGTTCCCAGATAGCACGTTTCCCGATGAGTCGATGATCGGCGCGCCCTTGTCGATCTGGTGGAAATCGGTGACAAGGGCGTCGGGGTTGAGCTTGCGGGCCACGGCGTCGATCTGCGCCTGGCTGGCTTGCCGGCTCCGATCGCGGGGCTGAAGCGCCGGGTCGTACTTCGGGTTGATCCCACCGCTGGCCGTGTTGCTGGCCTGGATCTCGGACATGTCCACCAGGCGGTGGCGTAGCTCGTAGCTGGTGTTGGGGTCGGTGCCATAGGCGCGGGTGACTGTCGCCTCAGTGGCCGGCTTGCGCCGCTCCAGCAGCGCCTGCGAGGACTCGGCGATGCGCTCACTGGCGTGCTGCGCCGACATGGCCCTACGCGCCTCGGCGTGGGCCTGGCGCAGGCCGCCGCGCTCGCTGGCGTGGCGCTCTTTCAGCGCTGTGCGCTCTGCGGCGCGCCCGGCGGCGGTGCTTGCCCCGCTGGCGCGCTCTGCGGCGTGGCGCTCCCTGATGGCCGTGCGCTCGCTGGCGTGCGTGGTGCGCTGGGCGGCCCTGGCCTCGGCGTGGGCGCCCAGCAGCGTCGCGCGGGCCTCGGAGCGGGACGCCGACCCCGCCGTGCGGGCGAAGCGGCCCTGGGCGTCGCGCACGTAGCCGCTGCGACCTGTGGGGACGCGCTTCGTGGCGTCGCCGATGCCGTCGAGCCAATCCTCGTGGGCCTTCCACGCCGCGCCCACGCCGGCCCGCCGCGCCTTCACCGTGTGCCCCGGCGTGCGGGCGTTGGAGATGCGCGCCGCCGCCGCCTTGCTCAGGCCCTTGCGGCGGAGCGTGCGGTAGAGCTTCGGGTTTTGGAGGCTGGCGTGTGGGTTCGGCATAGGTGGCAAAGAAAAAGCGGCGCACCCGCCCACGAGGGGCAGATGCGCCGCTGGCTTTTCAGCGTAGGGCGCGAACGAATTAGCTACAGTGTAGCACGGCGATCAATGCGACGGCGTTACCGTGCGCTCGCGCCGCTCCTCCCTGCGCTCCTCCCGGCTGGCGATGGGGCAGGGCTTGCCCAGCGCGCGGGCCAGCGAGCGCACGAGGCTGATCGCCTGCCGCAAGGCGTCTTCAAGCTCCTTGCGCTCCTGCTCGCTCATGGCTACTTCCCTAGCGCGTGCTGGCACGCCGTGATGATCAGGCGTGGCCAGACCCTACGTCGCTCCAGCTCCCGGTACGCCGCGCCGGTATCAACCCAGCCGCGCGCGGCGTGGAACTTCGCCTGCACCGGGCGCAGGCTGCTCTGTGGGTCGCGGTGGACATAGCCGCTGTAGCTGGCCCTGCTCCAGAGATGGGCCCCGGCGCCCTGTGGCTCAACCTGCCAGGAGCGCCCCAGCATCTGGCTTGTCTTGCGCCCGCCCGGCCCGCCGCGCCTGCGGTTCCAGCGCGGGCCATAGCCGCGCTCGTACCAGCGCCCGCGCGCGTTGGGGCGGTTGGCCTCGGATGAGGGCGGGTAGGGGGTCAGCACGTCCCGATACGCCTCCAGGTACCCGACGGCGGCGGCGCGCACGGCGGGCACGAGGGCCTTGGCGATGGCGTTGTAGACGGCGACGGGGTCGCCGGTGGTGGTGATGCGGGTCATGGCGTCAGCCCTCCTCTGTGGGTGCCAGGGTCAGCCAGCACCGGCAGCGAACGTGGGCGGCGGGGCCGTCGGGGAAGCGGTCTTTCCAGACCTCCTCGGTCTTGCCGTTCAGCGGCCCGCAGATGGGGCACATCCTCTCATCGTTGCTCGCGTTCCAGCGCCGCACGAACGTGAGCCCGTGCTCAGCCAGGTAGCGCTGGGTATACGTCGCAGCAACGGCGGCAGCGTTGCTGGTCTCAGTGATCGCGATGCTCTCGGCGCGCCTGGGTGAGAAGCTGGACTGAAGCAGCTGCTCTAGCTGCCCCCTGGTCATCCCCGGCGTCGTGCGATAGAGCGCCTGCGCCTTCTGGACAGCCTTCAGGGTCGTGTCCGTGATGCCTGCGATCCGCTGGCCGAGGGCCTCCGCGTAGGATGCACTGAGCCCGGCGGCGAAGGCGGCGTCCATCGCCGGCCCGACGCCGGCGGCGAGATCCATTGCGCCCGATGCCACCAGGGGCAGCAGGGCCGACGCCAGCGCGGCCCGTAGCTCGGCGCTGAACGCCGATGTATCGAGGCCCTCCCCGCGCAGCAGGGCCTCTGCGGCCTTCGGGCCGTAGCGCTCGAGCACCGGGCGCAGGGCATCGTACACGGCGCGCTCAGCCTCGCTGAGGTCGCTTCCTGGGGGCGGCACGGCGAAGGCCTTCTTGATCGCCTCGGGAGTCGTTGCGCCGCGCAGTCGCTCGGCGATGATCGCCGCCTCCTCGGGGTCGAGGGCCTCATCGTCGAAGCCGACGGCGGCGGCGCGGCCGCGGCGCAGGCGGTTGAGGGCCTTCGCCTGCCAGAGGGCCAGCGCCTTCGTGGCGGGCGCGTCGCTGGGCAGCGCATCGGGCGGCGCATCGCTGGGCGGCGGCAGCTGTGGGGGCGCGCCGGGCGGGCCGGGCAGCGCCGCTGGCGCGGCGGGTGGTGGTGGCGTGGGCGGCTTCTCCATCGGCGGCAGGCCCAGCCGGGCGCGGCCCTCGTCGACTGTCAGGGTGGCAGCGCCAGCCGTCAGCTTGACCATGGCCTCGGCGCGCTGGGCGAAGGCCCATTGCCTGACTTCGTGCCGGTCGTAGTCGGCGATGATCTCCATGCCCTGCGGCGCCAGCCAGCGCTCATTGGCCACGGGGATGATCAGGTCGGACTCGGGGAAGATGGTCTGCTCGAAGAAGTTGAGCCGCTCGGCGTCGGCGGTTCCCCCGGCCAGAGCGGAGCTGTACAGCATCGACATGGGCACGCCCATGGCGGCCGCCACGTCCTCACGCCCAGCCTTCTGCAGCTCGGGCGCCGCCGTGTCTTTGGGGTCGCTGCCAATGACCTTGGGCTCCACCTTGTTACTGATTACCAGGGAGGAGAAGGCCGAGCGCACGCCCCGGATCGCCCGATCCCACCAGTCCTTGAGCTTGTCGCGCTCGGTCTTGGGCAGCGACGAGTCCAGCTGAAGCAGCGTGATCTTGACGCCGCCGCGCGCGAAGAAGGCCGAGCTGTAGGCGTCGAGCCCGCGCAGCAGCCCGGCGCTGGCCAGGGCCGGGCGCACCGGCGCCACCTGCGGATCGGGGCCGATGTCCACCTCGTCGCTGGGCAGGTAGATCGGCGCGATGCGGCGCGGGTCAATGACGCCCAGGGCTCGCCCGCTGCGCACGCCGGTGCGGTAGAACGTCGGGTCGCCCGTGTCCGGGTCGCGCGTCTCGGTGACACTCCCGGTGGCGCACCAGAACGGCGTGAGGCGCCTCCCTAGCCGGTTCGTGCCTAGCTCCCAGTAGGCCGCCGCGCTCATGCATAGACCCACCTCGGAGCGATACATCAGCGCCCGCAGCGTGGCCAGGATGGCGCGGCCCTCCGGCGTGTCGGCGATGTCGTCTCCGCCGCGCTCCAGGCGCATCGGCACTGAGGCGACGCCCTTGGCGCGCACATCGAGGCAGCGCGAGAGCACGGGCACGGCGGCCCGCAGGCGGCGCGCCGAGGTCTCAGAGCCCCCGGCGTCGAGCGGATCGACGGGGGACCACGCCTCAGCGGGCAGGGCCGACAAGGGGATGGCCTTGATGCCGTCGGTGATGAGATAGCTTTCGTTAGGCAAGGCCCCAGCCTCCTGCGGTGGCGAGGCGGTTGTATGCGCCGCTGCCGCCGTCTACCTGGTCGTCATTGCGCCCGCGCGGGAACGCCAGCAGCTCGTCGAGGAACGCCTTGTTCCAGTGCGCCCGCACCATGTCCACGTTGCCGGCGTTCCACTGTGAGCTGAGCGGGTCAGCCCGCGTTACCTTGTCGCCGGTCTCGATCTCGGTATCGACCCAGAACCCGTCGAGCAGGCGGGTGAAGGCGAGCGCCTGGCTCTTGCCGGCCGCGCCCGGGTCCTGCGGCAGCAGGTGCAGCACGTGGCGGCCGGCGCTGCGGTCGGTCTCGGCGGTCTCTTTGATCTTCGCGTCGCGCTCATCGGTGTCCCACTGCCCGCGCTCCACGTCGGCCACGCCGTAGCGCCCCGCTCCGGTGCGCCACATCAGCACGCCGACCGTGTAATCACCCGCGCCCGCCGTGGCGCCCACGTCCCAGCGCCGCACCCACTGCACATCATCGCCAGCCGGCGCGACATCCACGAACTGCGCCTTGCCCGCCTTAAACATCGCGCCCTCGGCGGGATAGGGCGTTCCCTGGTACATGGCCTCAAACGCCGTACCCATCTTCGCTCGCTTGTCTGCCAGGAAGGCGGCATCGAAGCGCGGGCTGAGCGGCTCGCCGATGGCACGGCCCGTGGGGTCATCCGGGCCGCCATCGGCCAGCGCCGGGAAGCGCAGCACCTCCCAGCCGCCCTGCTCAATCAGCCACCCGGCGAAGTCGCCCTCCCACCAGCGGTGGAACATCACGACCGCGTTGGCTGACGGGTTGAGCCGGCTCAGCACGACCTGTTGCCACCAGTCGTGCAGCATCACCGTGTGGGCCGGGCTTCTGGCCTCCTGGGCATTCTTGTAGGGGTCGTCGATGATCAGGTCATCCACGCCGAGGCCGGTGAATCCCGTGCCGAGCCCGAGGGCCTTCATGCTCGGGTTGGCGTCGCGCAGGCCCATCCTTGCCCGCGTTGACCACTCCTCTTTGCTGGCGACGGCGGGCGGTGATGCATCGCCCCGCGCCGTCTCGCGCAGCAGATCGAGGCAGACGCCGGAGAAGCGGATCGCGTGGCTCACATTGTAGCAGGCGATGCGTACGCGCCGAAGCGGGGCTTCGCCCAGCAGCCAGGCCGGGAAGCGCTGGCTGATGATGATCGACTTCCCGAACTGGGGCGGGCCGTGAATCAGCAGGCGCTGGCCGACCTGGTGGCGCAGCTGCCCAAGGCGGGCGGTGAGGATGCGCTGCCAGGGCTCAAGGCGCAGCGGGGTCGTCGACTCGACGTAGGCCGCGAGATCGCCGCCCGGCTCCTTGGGCGATGCGCTCACACGGCGCCGGCGCTCCAGCTCGGCCTGGGCGCGCAGCTGAAGGCTACTTGTCGAGTAGGACAGCAAGCGGATCATCTCCTTTGGCGATGCGCTCCAGCTGCTCTGGCGAGAGCTTGGACAGGTCGATCAGCTTGAGGATGTCGGCCCCCTTGCCCCAGAGGCCCTGATGCTCGCCGAGCTTCGCCAGCGCGGCCTGTGCATCGTAGAGCTCAATGCCGACCTTGCCCGTGTCCTCGTCGAGGCTGTACTTCTTGACCAGGCCGAGCTTCCCGGCCTTCCCGGCCGCCAGCAGATCGAGCCGGGCGACGGATCGCGTGACCGTCGCCGTGTGCAGGATTCGCTGGGTCGGCTTCACGATCTGTTGCTTGGCCAGGTCGTAGATCGTCCCTGAGAGGTCCGGGTTCCCGTCACGGTCGGCAGGCAGCTCCAGTACCGACCATGAAACCTGGATTTCCTCTTCATCGACCCGTAGGAAGTCGCCCATGTCGCCCCGCGCATGGGCGCTGAGGCGGGCCAGGATCTCCTCAGCGGGCATCGCCTGGAGGGCCATGCCGGCGGAAACGGCTGTGGAGATTGAAGTTTTTTGAAGTAGCTGGTAGCCGATCTGTCCGGCGGTCTTCTCGCTGTAGCCGGCCTGCCGGGCCGCCTGGCTGGCGTTGAGGCTGGCCAGGTAGTGCGCGACGAATTTGCGCTGCTTCGCCTGGAGCGCGGCCAGCGCCGCGTCGTAGCGCTCCTGGGGTGTGAGCGGGGTCGTAGGTTGTGGCGTGGTGTCGCTCATAGAGTCCTCAAAGTCGAACATTTCCGAAGAAATCCGAAGTATTTAATACGGGCTCAGCGGGTCATAGAACACGATGAGATCGCTGATATCCATGCGATCCTCCATCCTGCGCATCCGCGCCACGCCGCGCAGCAGCGCCGCCGCGTTGCGGGCGTCGAGCCGCTCGACGAGCAGCTCGGCCCAGCGCAGCAGGGCCTCGGCGAGCGCCGGGCTCGACGCCTCGGCGATGGCATCGGCGGCGTGGACCAGGGGCAGGCCGAGCAGCGCGGCGCGGTTCGTGGTCATTGCGTCGGAGCCTCCACGGCGACGGGCCGCGCCCGCATCGCCGCCTCGCAGCGCTCTTTGTCGATCCGCAGCTCCTCTTCGGCGGCGACGGCGCGCAGGCGGGCGATGAGGCACTGCCAGTCGACATCCTGTATCCAGCTTGGTCGCTCGAAGACGATGCTCTCGGCGGCTCGCATGGCGGTCTCCATCCAGATACTATCGAGGCCCTCGATCACGTCTGCGCCTCGGCCTCAGCGGCCAGCGTAGCCTCAATGACCGCCAGTGCCGCATCGGCCAGTGTCGACTCGATGACCTCCAGGCGCGCGGCGTGGGCGTCGAGTCGGCGCCAGGCGCGCTGGCTGTCGGCGTCGATCTGCGCGGTGGCGGCGGTGGTGGCGCGGTCCAGCGCCCGCTCGTAGCGCCGCATCGTGGCGACGATCCCGCGCAGCAGGGTCTCCGTCGTCTCATGTGAGATGCGCAGCATGTCGGCGATCTGCGCCGGGGGCAGATCGCGGCGGCGCGCCTCCTCGAGCGCCGAGGTGGCCAGTGCCCAGCGTGCGAAGTCGTCCGCGGTGCTCATCTCGGCGCGCCCCGGCGGCGGCGGCGGGCCAGCTCGCGCCGCTCCAGCACCGTGAGCCGGCGCAGCACGGAGTCGACGATGGCGGTGAGTCGGCTCACGTCGGCCTCAATGAGCGCCATGTCGCCGCAGAGCGCCCGCAGCTGCGCCTGGACATCCGGCGCCGGCGCGGCCTCGGCGGGGGCGACGCCGTAGGGCGTATAGATCGGGTTCATCGGATCCCCCAGGTGATCGCGGCGGCGATGAGGCCCCCTGCGATCAGGATGGCGGCGGAGAGGCCCCAGACGGCGCCGGCCAGGCCCTTCGTGGCTGCGGCCTGCGCCGAGAGGCGGCGATCGTTGAGGTCGCTGAAGCCCTGGTTCAGCGCCAGCATGGCCCGCTCCAGCGCACTGCTCTTCTGCGCCTGCGTGTCCTGCTGGCCCTTGATATCGCGCAGCAGGCCGATCATCTCGGCGGCCAGCGTGTCATCGCCGGTGGTCATCGGTCGGCCCTCCCAGGTAGATGTGGTAGATGCTCCCGCCGGCCACGTCGCCGATGCGCACGTCGCCCGTCTGCGCGCCGCCCAGCGAGACGGCGGCGACCTGCGAGGCTAGTGAGAGGTCGCGGGTGATCGCAGAGCCCGCCGTGTCTGCGGTGATCTGGCCCTGCGCCAGCTTGGCGATCAGGGCGGGCAGCGGCTCCAGGGTGCCCGCAGACTCGGCGCGCTCCAGGTGGCGCTGCGTGCGCGCCGTTAGGGCGATCTCCACCGAAAGCCACTTATTGCTCGGGTCGAGTCGGAGCTGCGCCCGCATCTGCGCAAGCTGCCGGCGGGCATCGCTGTGACTCATTGGCGATCACCGAAACACCTTGGTCGCATTGCTGGCCCGAATCCAGAGGATCGCGCCGCGCTCGAAGAGCCGCCCGGCGCCGACCAGCACCGCGATCTCCTCGGATGTGGCCGCGCCGAGGTTGCCATCCTGCGCCCAGCGCAGCGGGATCGCGAAGCCGCGCTCCGCCGCTGGCAGCGGATACGTGTCGCCCCACTCCCGCCACGGGTCGGCGGCGTCCTGCCAGGAGGCGACGGCGGCCAGGACGGCCTCAATGTAGGCCGAGGGGGCGTTGCCGTCCGAGGGCGGGGCGTAGACGGGGATGGCGGCGCGCACGGTGGCCACGCCGCGCCCGACGTAGGCGCGCATCAGCAGCGCCCAGTCGGCGGCGCCATCGGCCCACGTCGAGTACCAGGCCCAGCCGTCGGCGACGTGGTGCGCGCGGCCCATGCTCTTCCTGAGGTTGCCCCAGTTGCGGGTGCGTGCGGCCACGCCAGCGCAGCCGCAGCCCGACTCGTGGCGAAACATCGCCAGCCCCACGGCGGGGTCAATGCCCTGCGCCGTAATGGCGGCGTAGCAGGAGTCGGCGTATGGCGCGGCGGGGCTGTGCGCCGCCGAGAGGACGGCGGCGAACGCGGGGCGGGCGATGCGAGGGGCGGACACGAGGGAGAGATCGGGGGGCATGACGCTGCTCCTGACGAGGGGCCAGGACGCGCGGCGCATATCACGGTACAGGCATCGCTTTCCGCGCGCCCTGTACCGTGATCGCAGTATAGCACGGGCGTCTCGTCGCACGCAGCAACGCCCCCTCCCTGGCTGGCAGGGAGGGGCGTTGTGCCGATGCATCGTATATCGCCGTTGGCCCATAGTCGGCCTTTGGCTTCGGTGGGGGCGCCCCGGCTATCGGAGCCGGGGCGCGGGTGAGGGGCGTTGTCCGCGCGCCCCTCCGGGCCAAGTGGCGTAGCTGGTATCAGGACTCCCGGCCAGCTGATGGGGCGCTGGCAGCCCCGAACAGGGTATCGCGCGCGGTCGGCCCTGTCTGCCCTCAGTATCCTGCGTCTACGCCTGCGCGTTTTTGTGGGCATTGGTGGATAGCTGCGGATCTGCCCCGCTGTACACGATGCGCCCGACGAAACGAACGCCGTGCTCCAATCCTATCGAGCTATCCATGCGCCGGATTTCCACCGGCTCCCCCTGGGCTTGACCCCTGAGCCATGGGGTTTGGTATTGGCGCCGGCCCTGGTGTGACGCACGCCCGCGAGTCGTCCAGGTACCAGCTAGGCACTAGCATAGCACGCCGCGCAAGATCGCCGAAGCCCAGCGCGGTAAGCGTGGCGGCTCGCGCTGGGCCTCGTCTTGTCGAGTAGGCTATCGATGCCGCATCATAGCACGCCGCGCAAGGCCCCGGCTTGCTGTGCGCCTCGCTGAGCGGCGCCGGGTCGCATCGCGGGCAGAGACACCGGGGCGGGGCGCCGAGGGGCCACGTCGCGCCGGGGGGCGGGGCTAGGCGGGCATCCGCAGCCGCTCGACCGCTGCCCGCTTCGCCCGCTCCCCCCGGCGGTCGTAGCGCCCGGTGGTTGCCAGGTTCGCGTGGCCGGCGCAGGCCTGCACCGCCAGCGCATCCACATCGGCGTCTAGGAGGTCGCTGATAAAACTGCGCCTGAGGTCGTGAGGGCTGAAGCGGGCGATCCCGGCCTCCGCCCCGCGTGCGAGGCAGATCTGGCGCACCGTGGATGCGGCCAGGCCACGCGGGATGATCCGCCCCGTGCGCGACACGCCGACGAAGAGCGCCGCGCCGCGCCGGCCCCGCGCTGCGACCCAGGCATCGATGAGGCCAGCCCAGTCGGCGCCGAAGTAGGCCACGCGCGCGGCGTTGCCCTTGCCCCGGCGCACGGTCAGCGCCCGCGTGGCCGGTTCGTAGTCTGCCAGCGAGAGGCCGACGATCTCAGCGCGGCGCAGCCCGGCGGCGTAGCCGACGGCGATGATCGCGGCGTCGCGTCGGCCACGGGGGGAGGCGTCGGCGTTGCATGCGCGCAGCAGGGCCGAGATCTCGGCGGCTTCCAGGGCGCGCCCGGCGGGCAGGCGCCGGCCCTTCACCGGGGCGATGTCACGCGCGGCCGCGCAGGCGTCGGCGCCCATGAGGCCGAGACGGCGGCACTCGGTCAGCACGCCGCGCAGGGCAGCGAGGATCTTATTCGCCGTCGCCGGCGCCAGCGATGCGGCCAACTGGGCACGCAGGGCGGCCGTGTGGGCGTAGGTCAGCAGATGCCAGGGGCAGGCGTGGATGTCGGGGCTGCGCAGGAGGCGGGCCAGGGCGGCCAGGGCGGCGCGCATCGTGGGCTGTGAGCCGGGCGCGAGGCGGGCCAGGTAGGTCGCTGCGGGGGTGGGGGTGGGGGGAAGGGAAGAGGGCACAGATAAGACAACCGGATCTGATACCGACTCGGGGGATACGAGCTTCTGTATGGTGCGTGTGCGTAAACTCATAGAGCGAAGTTTTCCGCATTGTAATGCCGTAAACGCCCGATTATGGTATAATGAACATACGAAACCCCTGCGCTGCGTCAACAGCCAGGGGGATGGCCGTAACCTATGAGGAGGTCACGACAATGGCTATTGTACCCCATCCCCAACACCCCGACGGTACCCGAGTCTGCCCCAAGTGTCACGAGGCGAAACCGCTGGATCAGTTCGTCATTACGAATAAATCCGGTCGGTATAAGCCGTCTGCTGCATGCCGTGATTGCCGAAATGCCTTTGTCCGAGATCAGCGCAAGGAAAAGCCCGAGATTTACAAGGGGTATCGACTTCGGTACTACGCGAACAACCCCAATGCTCGCCACGACAGCAAGGCTTCTTCTTGGAAGAGACACTACGGCATCACTCGTGACGACTATGACCAGATGCTTAGCGACCAGGGCGGAGTCTGTGCGATCTGCGGGCGGCCAGAAACAAAGATTTCTCGCGGCGCACTCTGTCACCTCAGCGTTGACCATGATCATGTCACCGGGAAAATCCGTGGGCTGCTTTGTTCTGCATGCAATATCGGCATTGGCGCATTCCATGACGATACTGAAATCATGGCCCGCGCAATCCGCTACTTGGCCGAGCGCAGGTAACTGTCTGGAATAACTCTTCTCGATCATGTCGCCATGATCCGCCGGGTCGATTCGCCGCGTCAGGGCGCGCTCAACCGGGGTCGAAAAATCGAGGTTGGGGCGAAGGCGAATCCGCTCACGAATCGAGGCCATGGCGGTGCGCTCCGAGGGGTCGCTGAGGGGCCTAGACTCGCCACGCCAGCAGGGCCATTGCCACCGCCCACAGGGGCATCAGGGATAGCGCCGCGCCCCCGAGGGCGGGCAGCGTGATCGCCGTGGCCAGCAGAGTCAGGGCGAAGATCACAATGCTGATGCGTCGCGGCATGGCGGGCTCCCGGTTGCGAAACTGCCGCGCCGCAAGAGCCCGGGCGGACAGGAAACAGCGCACGGTCGGCGCGGCGGTAGCCTCAGCATAGCACGGCGATCAATGCGTGGCCGGGCGAGTCGCCGACCGTGCGAGGTAGGCGGACAGGGCCTCCTCTTCGATGCGATACTCGTTCCCGACGCGGAAGGCCAGCAGCTCGCCTTTCCTGATAAGGCGCAGCACCACGGGCTCAGAGATGTTCAGACGCTCCGCTACCTGTGAGACGCTTAGCATGGCATGCTCCTTTCGAGAGATGCCAACCAGTATAGACAGCAGGCGTTGCAGTGTCAACGATGGCGATGATAGCCGATAATAGCCGATGTGTCAGGATAGCGTCTAGGAGTGCCCAATGATGCCAGAAAGTGGCCGAACGAGGGACGTTTTTCCGCATACCCAAGCTCGGATGCCTGACGCCTGGATAGGGTATACGCTATCCTTACATACCAACTTGCACAGCTTTGCACCGACTTGCACCAGGTTGGTGCAAAGCTGGGCAAAGAAAAACCGCGCCAGAAGGTGGCGCGGTTGGCAGGGCGGGCGGGGCGGGGCTAGGCGATTAGACTCGGCGGGACTGGCAGCGCCTGCCAGTGTGTGATCGGGGCGGGCACCTCGAAGAGATACCACTCGTTCTCGTCGAGATCGTAGTCAATCGCGCACCACTCTGCGCCGTCCCACTGCGCCACGATGATCTGACGGTGCTGCGCGATGCAGGCCAGCACATCGATGTCCTTGCTCGGCAGCGCATCTCTCACATTGATCCACATTGCTCAGCTCCATGACGCGATGATCGCGCCGTCCCTGATCTCGGCGGGGTAGCGGCCTTCGGCCAGTCGCAGCATGTCCGCCGCTTCGTCGCCGATGTTGAGTCGTGGCATCCCGTTCGGCGGCTTCGTCACCGTCCAGCCGATGCCAGGGAGGCACGGTCGCAGCACCAGGGATGGCCCGAGCCGCTGCACGTCCATGTGTCTCGGCTCCCCCAGCTCCTGCCATAGCGCACGGCCAATATGAAGACTCCCCGTGCGTCGATCATGCTTTCCTGTACCATGCGACGGCTCCCAGCGCAGGAAGCGCGCCCCGGTGCCCTTGGGCCTCCCGCCGGTTCGCGGGGCTGAGTCCATCTGCGCCCGGCGCACCTGGTGGCCGATGCGCTGGTCTGCCTCGGCCAGCGCCGCCTGCTGAGCGGCCAGCTCGCCCAGCGCGGCGGCGAACTCACGGCGCTCAGCGGCGGTGAGGCGCCGCGCCAGCACGGGAGCGAGGAGGCGGCGTAGATCGTCGATCATCGCACGATCCACGCAGACCGCGATCCCGGCTCGCCGCGCCGGTCGTACTCGCGCCGGGCCACATCATCCGGCTTGACCGTCCAGATCGCCTGTTTGCCTTCCCCAGCCGCCTTGTGCGCGGCGTTCTCGGCCTGCGCCTGCGCCACATCCGCCGTGCGCCACGGGCCGCTCAGCTCGCGCTGGGCAGCGCCGTCGTCTCGCATCACGAAGAAGTCCGCCGCCTCACCGTACCCATCCGTCGACTTCTCAACGAAAATCGTGATCATGTGTGTCGCCCCGTCCATTCCTTAACCTCGATCTCAAACGGCCACTCTGTCCAGTGCTTCAAATAGATTGAGTTCACGCTACACATGAACTGCACTGCCAGTGCCTTAGCGTTGATGGTCATGCCGCTTGTGATCATGTCAGCGATGATCGTACGCCGCTGATGCGGTTCTGGGCGGAGAATAAGACGCTTGATTTCGTTGATCACAAGATCTCCCCCTCCCATGCTGTTTCTATGGCCTCACTGATCTCGGCGTCGTACTCGGCCCATGCTGCGTCGATCTGTGACTCAACCCACCGCGCTACCTCTTCGCGGCTGTACTTTCCGCTGGCCTGGAGCTTTAGCAGCGAGCGCAGCGTCTTCGCGTGTTCCTTGCTGATGTGGATCTCGCTGACCGTGCCCCCGGCTCCGGAGCGAGCGCCGCCGGTCTTTGCTCTACCGGCGGCGGGGCCTCGCTTTGCCATCTATGCCTCCAAGAGCGAGTTGGCGTGCCGCGCTGCCTCGCTCGTGAAGCCCGCCGCCATCGTCTTGTAGCCTACGGCGACCTGTGCGCCGCTGGGAAACTCAACAACCATCTGCTTGCCCCATCGATCCGAGTGGATTGTCTCAACGACTGTGACCTGCTCCGGCTTGTCGAGGTACGTGATCGTCACTTTGTCCCCGACCTTGATCTTGGCTGCTTCTGCGTATGTCACCTTCGTGTCTCCTATGCTGTCTAACTGCTCTCTATGAAAGTATACTACTTTCAATCTTGAAAGTCAACTACTTTCAAGGAAATCATCGCCATCCTACGATGAAGCCCCTGGCCTCCGCTGAGTCCAGAGGCTCGCCTTGCGCCAGCGCTGGCGCGAGTTGGCGCGAGTTTGTCGCTAGAGCGGCGGCAGCGTGTCCTCAGGGAACATCGGCGCCGGCGCCGCCCAGCTCAGCGCGACACGGTGCCAGCCCTGCCGATTGATGTAGTCGCGGCGGGTCGCATCGTCAGGGACGTTGGCGGGCAGTGGCCTCGGCGAAGATGACGGCGAAGACGCTGCGGAGGGTCATGGCCATAGCTCCAGCTGCGACCGCTCCGCCCGGATGCGCTGCGATCTCGGCGAACGCTCGGAGAGGCGGCGGATCGTCGCATCCTGCTCGGCCGACAGCGGCGCGACGGCGGATGTCCACCAGGTCTCTATCCCGGCATCGTTGCGCCGGGCCAGGCTGAAGCCGCTGGCCCGGTAGATCGCGCCCCGGTGGACTCGCGTGTCGCAGTAGCTCAGCACGGCGCGGATCGCGTAGGGGTAGGCGCAATCGACCGGCGGGCGGATGCGCAGGTAGTCGTAGCTGAGCTGTCGCAGGGCCGCGCAGATCGCCGTGCTGGCCAGGGTGCTGCGCCAGATGCCGCGCCGGTCGGTGAATCCGGGCAGTTCATCCTCTCGACAGTAGAGGCCGCCGGCCTGGAACCAGGGATGGATCCAGATGCGGGCCAGGTTCAGCAGCTCCCAACGGTCGAACTGCGCCCGCCCAGCGCGCACATCGTCGCCGCTGCCGTAGGTCAGGCCGCCGACGTAGCAGCGGGTCGCCTCTGGCCTGCCAAACATCAGCACGCCGACGGTGCGCTGCCCGGCTGCCGCTGCCGCGCCCCACGCCGCATGGTGATTGACGAGGTAGCAGATCGGCGATGGTAGTGATCTTCGACGATGCGGGCCTGCGCCCAGGCCAGCCCCGCATCGTCGGCCAGCTCCAGGGAGATCGCCGCGCTCACGACGCCGCCCCGATCTGCTCAGCGACCGCCGCCGCCGCGCGCCCGCCGAGCATCCATAGCCCCTGCTTTCCCTGCGCCTCCACCGGCTCGGGGAGGGCGATGATATCGACGAGCCGCCAGATGAGGCGCCCCGGCGTGTAGTCGCCGAAGCTCAGCTCCGGCTGCGGCACGTTCTCGATCTTGCCATCGGGCCGGCGCACGGCGGGGACGGGCTGATGTCCCTCGTAGCCCCAGCAGGCGCGGCCCACCTCGGCCAGCGTGGCCACGGCGACGATCTTCCCCAGCGGCAGCCGGGCAACGTCCCAGGACGGGTAGGCGTTGTCCTGCGCATCCCGCCGCTCTTCGTAGAGCGCGGAGTCAAGCGCCGCCCAGAACGGCGCGTCGGCGCAGATGCCCTGAAGGCCGAGCTTCCCGCCCACCGGCTTCAGGTTCTTGCCCTGGTGGATCGCGAAGCGCAGCGGCTTGCTCAGCCCGCGCGGTTTCCAGCTGCGGGTCTCCCAGTGCTTGCCTAGCTCCGGGCGCTGGGCGGCGATGGCAACGAGGCTGCCCCACGGGGCGGTGAGAGTCAAAGCGTACATAGCGGTTCCTCGCAGCCCGGCGCAGCCTCAGGGAGGCCATTGCGGGCGATGTACTCGGCGAACAGGCGCAGCGGGGCGAAGCGGGCGTAGCCGTCGCCGTAGCGCATATTGCTACGCCTCAGGTTGTCGTAGCTCCCGGCTGGGATGATGTTCGCATCTTCCAGGAGCGTGAACAGGGCCGCCATCTTGAGCCGGTAGCGCAGCGCCAGCCGCGCGCAGGTGCCCAGCGTGAGGCCAGTGCCGACCTTGTGGCCCAGGGCCTCCTCCCTGAGCGCTGCGCCGATCTGCGCGTCGATTGCGCGCAGCCCGCTGAAGTAGCCCTTGCCACGCCCTGTAGGGCGCAGGAGGGGCAGTGTCGCCTCTTTCATCCTGCCACCTCATCCCCCGGCGCGTCCATCGTCAGGAACACGGCGACATCCTCGGCGTCCTGCGCCGGCGCGTCGGGCACGAAGCCGGCCAAGAGCGCGTCGCCGTGCGCTGCCAGCTGCGCCCGCAGCGACTCGACCTCGGCGCGCAGGGACTCGACCTCAGAGGCCGGCGGCGGCTCCCCGGACTGCCGCACGTCTACGGCGGCGCACACCGCGTCAATGGCGCGATCCACGGCATCGCAGGCAGCGTCATCGTCGGACTCGCAGGCGGCGCCGCGCTGCCAGGTGTCGGCGCGGCGCAGATCCTTGGCGGCGGCGATGATCGGGCCGAGGGCGGCGATCTCAATCTTCAGGCGGCACACCTCGGCGCGGGCGCTGCGTAGCGCGTCCCGAAACCTCCGGCGCGACTGCGCCATTGTAACGAGGTTGCGGTGCTGGCGTGCCATGTGCGCCTCGGCCTCGGCGAGCTTGCTGCGGAGCTGCTGTTTGGACATAGACATCGCAGGACTCCTTGCTACTACGGCGACGATCACACTGGGAAGCGGCGCTTGGCCAGGTGGCGCGGTTCGGCCGGCGCATCCTCGGCGACATCCTCGGCGGGCGGCGGCGTGGGGTCGCTGGAGTCGTCGGCCTCAGCGTACTCCGCCGCCCACGCCTGCGTCGCGCCCCACGCCTGCTCTGCGGCGCTGTGGACGCCGTCGGGCCGCCAGACGGCGCGCAGGTACGCGGCGCCCACATCGGCGGGGTGCAGGCTCTGGAAGGGCACCACCGTCGCCGTGTCGCCCTTGCCCCACTCCTGCTCTTCGGCGGGGCCGAGGGGCAGGGCGACTTCGTGGAAGGTCACGAGCGCCGGGTGCTTCGCCCGGTCGATCAGGGAGTCCGCCGCTTCGAGCACGCGGGCGTGGTCAATCAGAGCGCCCAGGAGCACGTCGGTCATGCGCGAGCGCACCGACAGCTGTACCAGGGGCAGCGCTTCGCCGATATCGAGGTAGCCGCGCACTGCCATCTTCGAGCGCTCTCCGGCGCCCCAGCGCAGCCCGATGCCGGCCTCGGCGGTCGCTGCGGCGGCGCGGCCCGCCAGCGACGTGGCCACGGTGGGGGCGACGGGGCCACTGGTGATCACGTAGAGCCGCACCGACTCACCCAGGTACCAGTGTCGCACGATCTCGGCGCCGCCGGCGCGCTGGTGCTTAATCTCGATCTGCGGCGTGCCCGCATCGAACATCGCCCGGTCGAACTCCTCATCGCGGCCGACCTCCACGTGGAACCCTACGAGCGGGGTGAAGCGCCCGCTGCCGAGCGTCTGGCGGGCGACGGTCTTCCCGTTGGCGTATTGGAGTGTGGCCGCGTCCTGCAGGGCCTGTACCTTATTCCTGCCGATCATTGTATTCCTCGTATTCGTTGTGCTGCGTTGTGTGCCATGGCGCCGTTGCTGCGGGCGACGCCTCCCTGATTGTCCGTTGGTAGCAGTGCTGATGCTGAGTGTAGCAGCGCGGCCGCCTTGTCGGCGGTGCCTCGGCCATGCTGAGTGTCGGTGGATCTCAGCGGGGTGCGGTGGTTGCGCTGGCCGCAGTTCCCTGGCCCGTGGCGTGTCGGTCGGTCGGACTAGAGCGGGCGGTAGTTGGTCGTAACCCAGCCGCGATCTGTGCGGCTCTCGGTGCAGACCGGCTTGCCCTCCCGTAGGGCCTCCACCTGGTGATCGGGGAGCCAGATCCGCGACTTGCGGCGCGGGTGGCCGAAGAAGCGCCCGCCCTCGGTCTTCGTGTCGAGCAATGTGTAGGTCTTCGTTCCATCGGTGATCTGCATCGTCGTCTCAGCTCCTCTGCGCTATTCCGTCTCAGGCTGTCCGCTCCTGATCGCGGCGATCGACTAGGACGCCGCGCTGGCCGTCCCCCCGCGCCCCGCCCCGCGCGACGCGGAGGGCGTGGGACGCGCCGGCCACGGTGGCGGCGATGCATGGCAGCGCCGCTACGATGACCCGCGATGCGGACAGGTCGCGGGCGCCGAGCAGGGCCTGGGCCCGCACCGCCAGCCCGTAGGCGTCGGCGTGCGGCGCCGCGATCACGAACTCATCGCCGCCCTGCCACTGCCCGTGGGGGTCAGTCGCCCGCAGCCCGGGGCGGATGTCCGCCCAGACGGCGGCGATCCGCCCGTCGATCGCGTCGTAGCCGTGGGCGTAGTTCAGCGCGTTGAGCCCGTCGAGATCCAGGAAGATCATCGCCATCCCGGCGTGGGCGATGGCTGACCACGCCTCCTCGATCGCCTCACGCTTCGGGCAGCCGAGCTGTTTGTTCCAGGTCAAGTCGCCGATGCGCCGGCGCAGGGCGCTCGTCTCGGCGGCGTGCGTCGCGATCGCCTGGAGCATCGCGCCCCGGGTGATCACTGGCCTTCCTCGGCCAGCGGCGTGGCGTTGCGCTCGCCGGCGGCGTCGTACCAGATGGCCCAGCGGCGCCCTTCGACCTCCACGATCTCCTGGCCGGCGCTCAGCACGTGGAGCACCTTCTCGGCGCGCTCCGACTCGACGTTGATAATCGCCGTCTGCATCCCCCAGAGGGCCTGGCCGAGCAACCAGTTCAGTTCCTTCGACACTGTGGTATCCTCTCTGCGCCGGGGCGGGCTACTTTTTGCAGGGTGTGCCCGCCCCGGTCGTGTGGGGCGCAGGGCAATCCTGCGCCCTTCGCTGTCCCTACGCCGCGTACCGGGCGTCCGCATCGATGCGGTGGTCGAACTTGACCTCGTTGTCGAGGATCTCTTTGACGTGCCGGCAGGTGCCCCGGTAGAAGAAGCCCTTGCACGTGCAGTGCGACCCGTCGGTCGCCACGGTGTACGTCGTCCCGTCGCCCTTCGACGACTCGACTTCGACCGTCTCAGGCTCCCTGCCCTCATCCTCGTGCCCGCCGTCGGCATCGAAGGCCCCGGCCTCAGCCAGGGCCAGGAGCGCCTCGGCCTCGGCGGCGCGCTCGGCCAGCCGGCGAGTCCACGTGCGCAGGATGCAGCCCCAGGGGAGGTCGATGCCCTGGGTTTCCAGGTACATTGCGTAGTCAATGGCCTCGATCACCATCTGCCGCTCGCTGAGGCCGGCCAGGAGCCCCCACGCCCGCCACGGGCACTCGGCGAACAGCGCCGCGAGCACCGACGGCTCGATGGCGGCGATGCCCTGCGCCGTGCGCTCCGCCTGCGCCTCGGCCAGCTGCGCCGCCGCGATGCGCTGGCGATCGCCGTCAAACGAGGCCTCGAGGTTCGTTAGGAGGCGGTGGGAGGCGTAGCTGCGAGTGTTCATCGGGGGCTCCTGTGGTGCGATGCGTTGCTTTGCTTACTTTGTTCCGACCTGCTTAGTATACGCCATGGTGGTTTGTTTGTCAAGGGTTTATTTTGCTCCTTGACATGAAATTGGATCGTATGGTACTGTTTGGCTTGTGAAGAGTCGAGAGGAGGTGAGGCGAATGCGGGTATTTACGACCACAGAGATCGCAGCTGAGATTTTCGGCACTACCACTCAGACGATCCGCAACTGGATCGCTGATGGGTCGCTGAAGACTGCGCCGCGCCTTGGCACTCGCCGAGAGGTGATGCGGATCTATGTGGCATCGCTGGCAGAGCGGGCGGGGATGTCTGTCGAGGAAATCAACAAGGTGATCGACGGGACGGAGGCACGCCTGAGCGCTATAAATAAATCAGGGGCTACTAGCGGCGTGAGGTTAGTTGCCTCCGCTAGTAGCCCCTGATTTGGTGTGGTTGCGCTGCCGCCCGAACAGTTGTCAGCGCCGCCACTATGCACAGCTCTCAGTGAGAGAGCGAAGGCCCGTTGTTAGAACAGTCTCAGCAGGAGCATCGTTACGAGGAAGCCCAGCGCAATGACTACGACTCCCACTGCGGCCCAGAGCCAGCGCTGCCCGCGTGGCGCCGCTGGCGTTGCGGCCGGCCTCGGTTGCGCCGGGGGCTTTGCAGCCGGCGGCACCGAGGGCCTGGGTTGTGCCGAGGGCCTCTCAAACGAGTATCGGCAGTACCGGCAGACCAGGGCCTCGGCCTGGACCAGCTCGGCGCACTGGGGGCAGCGCTTCATTTCGCCGCTGTCCACCGCCCGCGCGGCCTGCCCGGCGGGGTTCGACGGCATCAGCGCGGCGATGATGATGCCGAGGGGGCCGAGGAAGAGGCCGGCAAGGAACGCGCCGAATCCCGAGTTGCCCTTGCCCTGTGCGATGGCCGCTGCGGCGAACCCGCAGACGACCCAGATCACGATGAATACCATTGCCTGAACCTGTGGTTGGGACGCTCAGCGCCGCCACTGTATGTACAGCTCCCTACGAAGGAAGCGAAGGCCCGTAGAAGATCCTAGCGGATCATCGTCAACGGACGATGAAGGCCGTGTGAACAAACGAACGTTACCAACCTAAACCCCAGACGATCAGCAGCGGCGCCTACAGAAACCGCTCTGCAACCCCCTCGGTGCCCCGGCACTGCCGACTGACGAGGGGATAGGCAGGGATGCCGGCCCGCCCGTCTGGGCTACTGTGTGCGAGTGCGTGGGGGTTCGCCGGATACGCGGCCCGCTAGGCACTCGCTGGAATACCAATGCTCCTCCGAAGGAGAGTCTGTATGTCACTGGAAGAGACACTTGCACAGGCTTTGCTTGATCTCGGTATCGACAACGAACGTGACCGCGTGCAGGTGCGCCTGATTGTCGAGTACCTCGGAACCGACCGATCACGGACGCTGGTTCGGCGCAGCAAGGATGCCAAGAAGCCGATCGCGATGTTTGTCTCACAGGCCCGCGAGTACATCCCTCGGTGGCGATGGGGCCGTGTGTTCATTCCTCGCGGGCCACGAACCGGTGAGCGCATGTCTGGGTACGGAAGCCCACATCCGTACTTTGGAAACCAGAAAAAGAAGAAACGTGATTGGTGACGCCCAGCGCCGCCACTATGACAAGCTCCCCATCGGGGAGCGAAGGCCCGAAGAAAGGACAGGGACAGGCGATGTCTCGCATCGCAGATCGCATCGTGGAAGCGATGCGCGGGCTTAGGCTAGGCCCACCAGCATCCACCCAGAGACATCGGCGAGTCGGATACGCCAGCGCAGCGCATATCCCGCGCCCTCGGCGGCGGCGAGATGGAGGTAGCGCGCTGAGGCGTCTGGCCCTGGGTCGTCGTCAGGTCTGGATATCTGTTCCGCGTCGTCAGGGCCGTCGGGTGGAGTGGGTTCGCGTGCCGCTTGCAGCAGCGCGGCCTCGCTAGACTCGTCTGGCGCCAGATCGGCAAGCTGCACGGTGTAGGCGCGAGACCACGGGTATTCGCCGATGAGTATCCCGCTGATGACCTGGCCGCCGACGATCAGCGACACGTTGAGCGCCCCTGAGTCTCGCTCAACGACATCGATGAGTTGGAGCAGCATCGGATCGACCATTGATAGCTCCGAAGGGATCAACGTGAGGACATGATCGCCCACGCCCTCGGCCTGCTGCTGGAACTGGAGATGGATCGGAGGAATGCCGCGACGCCTGAGGAGTGGCGGCGACTCAACACCATGAGCCGGCACGCCGAGGCGATCTACGACTACCTGCGCGATCACCGGATCGCCATGCAGAGCGGCCCTAATGACGAAGGAGGCAGCGATGCACCGACAGACGAGTGACTTCTGGCGCCAGACCGTCTGGGCGCCCGGCTGGTACGACAGCGCCCGGCGCCGGCTCAAGGCCTCTGCGGCGATTCTCTCTGATGAGGCGCTGCGGGCGATGATGTCTGCGCCGGACACGCCGAGCCCCCCCGACGTGTGCGATACGCGGGAGGGCGAAGATGGGGGAAGAGTGCATCGCAATGATAGCACGGATGAGGCGCCGGGCGCATCGGCGTAGCGGCGGAGATGAGAGGACATGAGGAAGCGAAAGACTACCGCCGCAGAAATACCATACGCCCTTATTCGCTCGCAATCCGCGCCAGTCGTACGGTGTTACGGGGCATTACACGAGCTATTGGCTCTGGGTGCTGCCTTCGATATCGAAGACCTGGCCGCGCGACTCGATGCGACAGAGCGCAGCGTCTATCGCTGGCTCGCGGCGCTGCACGATGCCGATTGGATTGTCTACGAACACGCACAGGGCACTGCCGGACTGCATCGGCGTGTACGGATACGCTAAGGGCTCTCTATGAGTACTGAAGAGACAATGATCGATGGGCCGCCTGAGACATGGGCGAAGACACCCCACGCACTGGTCATTGATGCCCGCGTAGGCGCTTCGGCGGTGCGAATGTACGGCTTGCTCAGCATGTACCACTACCGCCATATGCCTGCTACTGTCGGGGCGTTTGCCGCAGATCTCGGCGTCGATGATCGCAGCATTTACCGCTGGCTAAAGGAGCTACAAGCCTGTGGCTGGATTACGTACACCCCCAACCCTGGCCAAAAGGGACTCGGTAAACGGCTCGTCATGCACGAGACACCCCTGACAAATTTGTCGGGATTTACGATCCAAACCTCCGACAAAAAGATCAGAGGCTCCGACAAAAAGATCAGAGGCTCCGACAAAAAGATCAGAGGCTCCGACAAAATTGTCGGAGCCACGCCCGATTTAGCCCTTCCTGACGCCATGAAAATGACGACTCAGAGTCCGGAAGAGTCCGGAAGACTCTCAGAAGAGCCCACCACCCCCCTACCCCCCACGGCCCCAGCGCCCACGGGTGGTGGTGGTGGTAGCGATCTGTCAATCGTACCGAGCCGGACGCCCAGCCGGACAACCGAACCGCCAAGCAACCGAACCGCCGGGCAGAGCGCAAACACAGCGGAACCTGACTGGCC